GCTCTTTAAGTTGTTTTAAAAATAATATATATTGTTGGAAGAATTCGAAATAAAAGTCGGAGCGGTTTTCGAAAATGGACATTTTTAAAATGTCCAAAATTGAAAAACTGAAACATTTTACCTAAAAAAGATGCTTTGTGACTGACATCGTCTAAAATGCATTTTTTGTACTTTCAATTTGTGACGATAATTTTTTTATTTTTTGGCAAAAAAACGGTTTAGGAACTTTTTCTGTTAGTCTATATAGACTAAAAATGGCTAATTTTAAAGTTCCAAAAAGTTCCATTTTTTTTTGCCAAAAATGTGACTATAATACGTCACGTAAGAGTCAATATGAAAGACACCTCTCAACCGATAAACATCGTTTCAGTCTCATCGGACTAACTGAGACTAATAATTTAGTTCCAAAAGTTCCACTATATAATTGCCAAAATTGCGGAACTAAGTACAAACATCAAAGCAGTTTGTGTAAGCATAAAAAAAATTGTTACAAAAAACATGATTCCGAAGAATTTAATGATTTTTTAATGAAAGAAAATGCCAAATTAAAAAAAATGCTTATTGATGTTTGTAAAAATGCTACTTCTAATACAATTACCAATTCATGCAATAATAATAAAACATTCAATCTTAATCTTTATTTAAATGAAACATGTAAAGATGCCATGAATATTATGGATTTTGTTAGTTCAATACAAACTTCATTAGAAGACTTAGAAACAACCGGAAAACTTGGCTATGTTGAAGGCATTTCTAATATTATTTTAAATAATATGAAAAATTTAGATACACATAATAGACCTATTCATTGTTCTGATATTAAAAGAGAAGTACTTTATATCAGAAACAATGATCAATGGACTAAAGAAAATGGAGACAAACCTATACTAACAAATGCCATTAAAGTAATTGCCAATGAAAATATTAAAAAAATTAAAGAATGGAAACAACAATATCCCGATTGTACGGATCCTAATTCTAAAAAAAACAATATGTATTTAAAAATTGTTAGTAATTCAATGAGTGGTGGAGATAAAGATGAATCAAATAAAAATATGAATAAAATTATATCAAATATAGCAAAAGAAGTTATTATTGATAAATAATAATTAAAAAAAAATTGAAACTAATATAAAGAACATATAATAAGATATACTATATTAGAACAATGGTAAAAAATACTCACGGTGGAAGCGGACATAAGAAATTCGCACGCAAAAACTTTTCATCATCAAAGAAAACAAATAAATTACGAGTAGCCGAAGATGAAGGTGAAATTTACTCAATTGCAACAAAGATGTGTGGAAACGGAATGTTTCTTGCTTTTGGCATTGATGGAGTAGAAAGATTAGTACATATTCGCGGTAAGTTCACAGGTAGAGGTAAACGCGATAATTGTGTTACACCAGGAACTTGGATATTAGCAGGTATCCGTGAATGGGAAAAGGCTGAGGACGGAAAAGGAAAAGAAAAAAGACAACAATGTGATCTTTTAGAAGTTTATTCTGATTTTGACAAGGATAGATTGATGGATACAGTTAGCGAAGAGTGGCATATTTTATTATCAAATGATGTGTCACGCAGTGCTTCGGGACCATCTGATACAGCAGATTATGATTTATCATTCGCATCTGAAAAAGATTTAGAAAGAGAAAAATTCATTGAAGAGATGCAATCAACAACTGCTGCTCGTGTAGCATTAAAAATAAAAGAAACAGAAGACAAAGAAGATGAAGAAGAGGTAAATTTTGAAGATATTTAACTGTACATATTTTAAGTTTTTGAATAATTATATGCAAGTAAAAGATTAATTATTTTTTATGTAAAATAATTACATCCGTACTAAAAGAAAAATAAGGCAATATATAAAGAATATTTATAATATAATATTACACCTTTTTATATTTCAAACGCCGATTTGTTATATGTAATATGATATAAATATTATATAATTAATATTAAATATATAATATGGAAAGAATACCAATTGATATTATCATAAATCACATTCTACCCTATACCTATAATATTCAACCAAAAATGATATTAGAAGATATAACAAATTATCATAAAATAAAAACAATATTGATGGATGATAAATATGATACAGATGTTATAAAACACGAAATATTAGCGGTTTTTTATATTAATAAACAAAAACTAAACAACATTTTAAATAGACATTTTCAAATTAATCTAAAAAAATACGATCATGATATTATTTATAAGTATTCGCAAAATACAAAATTTAATATTTTGTTTGGTTTATTTTCAATAGAAGAGAGAAGGTATTTTTCAGAATATATTTTAAAAGACTTAAGACATTGGATTTTAAAATAATCGGCATTTTAAATGTTAAAAGGTGTAAAATGAAAAAACTATATCTTACCTTTTCATGTATTAAATCTAATTTTAGAATATGATGGTAGAATAAAATATATACACAAAGAACGTATATATGTAAATATAATTAGTAAAAATGATTATAGATATGATGTAATAACACCATACATGAATAGCAAAAATAAATTTGTAAAACAATTAAATCTTGGAAATAACGGATTAAAATTTTATGTTCATGTTTATTATAAAAATTTTGTTATTGTTATTTTCTTTTTTGATTTTTATTGAATATGGAAATGAAACCTATAGCCGCAAGAATCAAGAATTTATTTGGTAAATTTGGACCTGAATTACCTGGAGGATTCACCATAGTAGAATATTGTCTTCTATTTTTATAAAAATTTTTTTGATGCATAGTATTTTTTTTTTGTTTGCCTGTTTTTGCTATAGTACGAATTCGGGAAGCATTATAATAAATATTTCTCATAATAAAAGGAATGCGATTTAACACCATTGTAGTTATTTATATTTAACAAAAACATAAGTTAAAAATAAAAATTCAATTTTTTTACACCTAAAAAAGAGTACATAAAAGAAACGTTAGTCAAAAAGTAAACACAAATAAAATAGTTTCTGTCTCCTGTAAATATATATATCGTGTTTGTAGGGGTTCTATTGTTTGGTCAACTCAAGAAAATAAATTATTGCTGGTAGGAGACAAATATAGTACACGTATAATCTTTATATTATTTTATTTTAAATATAAAATCTTATTTAATAGCAATAATATATATATTTAACCCATTTAAAGAGAACCTATCAATATATAATAGAATTACCCCAGCATCTAGTAATTAATATATTATAATCAAACTATGAGCAATAATCCTTTTAAAACTACAAACAACAACAACAATAATAATCAAAACCGCTTTGCTTTTTTAGATATAGATAACGAACCACCATCTAATAAGTTTAACAAAAAAAAGCAAAAAAATGAAGAAACAAGAGATAATAAAGAAAAATCCGATAATATTTTTCTTAATCCTAAAACAACAGAAAATAGTTATAGAGATAGAGATAGAATACCGCGTTATTTTAAAGAAAATAATAAACCTAAAAGTGCATCTGTTATTGTACCTGTACCTGTTCCTGAGTTCAATATTTCTGAGCAAGTTTTTCCAGATATTGTTAAAACCAACAAATCCAAAAATTCTTCTTTGGAAGAAGAACCTAAAATTTCTTTTAAAACGGTTTTAAACAAAGTTGTACCAGAAGAAGAAAAACCAGTAAATAACATCAAACCTGGATGTGTAGAAATTACGCAAGTAAATAGAAAAATCGTTTTTTCTTATGGTCCTAAAACAAAATATCAACTAAATCAGGAATATTTAGAAGAGGTACATAAAACTCCCAATTATATAATGAATAAGGCTATTACGACAATATTACAAAATCGGGAGTTGGATAGAAAAATATATGATTCAATTTATGGAGAAGGTGCATATGATGAAGAACATTATGTACCGCCCGTGTACGGTCCAGAATATGATACTGATGATAATAGTGATGAAGATATTGAAGATACTGAAGAAGAAGAATATTAAGTTTAAATTTATAATGTATTATATGGTTAAAATATAATACAATATGACAGAAGATTTAAACCAAGATATTGATGACTTAGACTCTTCATGGCTTGAAGAGTTTGATAAAATAGATAACGAATATAAAATTTACTATACAGAAGAATTATCGTTTATAAAAGTAAATTCAATTTATATAAATAAAAATAACGAAATTGAAAAACTTAAAGAAGAAAAAATAATATTGAAGATGCCAGGTACAATATCTAAAGAAGAGTTAATTAGTGCAATTAAACACAATTCATTTATTAATGAAAAAAAATACTCATTGCTTTCTATTTTGAAATTTAATATAAATATTGATCCTCTAAATTTAAAAAATTTCATTAAATCAACTGACCCAAATATAGGTAATAATTATTTTCATTTAATAAAAAACATTGATTCAATAAAATTAGATAAATCAATAGGTATGTTTCATGATATAAATGAATTATTTATTTTATTTTATGAAAAAAATAATAATTTAGTGGTGAATTCTGAAAATCTTTCAAAAAATGTGATGCATATTATTACACAAAAACATAAATTAAATTCAAATACTAAAAAAAAGACTATTAAAAAACAATTTAAAGAAATGACTACATAATCAGTATACTAATATGGCAGCACTTATCTCCGCACTTGATAACTATACTCCCTCTCAAATTGGAGAAAACGGTCATACTGAATATGGATGGTCTAATCAAATACAAGAAAGAATTACTCAACTGCATTTTCAAATTACAAGAACTGACAGTTCTAAAATTGAAAATCTTGCAAATCTTACAAATAAACTACTACATGATATCGCAGGTGCTTACAAAACTCAAACAATTGCCAAAAATCAATACATTGAGTACCTTTCCGTTTTATACAAAATGGTTGGTCACACACGTGATATCATTGACGGTAAAGGTGAATATACCTTGGCTTATATGCTTTTAAAGGTCTGGCATGCATTCAATCCAGAGTTAGCAAAATTCGCTTTTAAACACTTTTTGGTATCACCAGAAGGACAAGCAGATTTTCATCCATATGGCTCTTGGAAAGATGTTAAATTTTTGCATAAATATGATAAAAATTGCCCCCTTGTTTCTTATGGATTAGAACTAATTAATCAACAACTGGCATCTGATGTAAATTCCGAGCATCCATCCCTGGTTTCTAAATGGATTCCTCGTGAGAAATCCCAGTTTAAAGATTTGTTTACCGATTTGGCAATCTCTTATTTCCCACATTATCTTGATTCAGCCAAGACTGAAGAAGCAAGAAATAGAGCAGTTAAAAAAGCGAAGACAGATTATCGCAAACTAATTTCGTCATTAAATAAGAAATTAGATACTGTTCAAATTAAGCAATGTGGGCGTACATGGGCTTTGATTGATCCAGAAAATCAAACGTCTATTACCATGAAGAGACAAAAGAAAGCGTTTTTGAATATTGACAAAACGGGAAAACAGCGTTCGGAAGAGCAAGATCGTATTGATTGTGGGATCAAATTCAAAGAATTTGCACAGAAGGCATCAAGAGGCGAAGTAGAGGTGAAAGGTAAACGTGTTGGATTGAACGATTTTACCGCTGAGGCGTTTAAACTAATGAATAGTAATTCATTTGATGAAATAAATTTGTTGAACGCTCAATGGGTTGACAATAGCAAGCAGACTAAAGATTTAGGAAAGTTTGTCGCAATGGTAGACGTTTCAGGTTCTATGCATGGGGACCCAATGAATGCTGCAATTGCTCTTGGAATACGAATTGCTGAAAAGTCTAAATTGGGAAAACGTGTGATGACTTTTAGCGCAAGTCCCCAATGGGTTGATTTATCAGGTTACGACACATTCGTAGAGATGGTAAATGTTATGCAACGTGCTGATTGGGGAATGAATACAAATTTTTATCTTGCTTTAAAAATGATTTTGGATGCTATTGTCAACAGCAAGTTGAGTACAGAAGATGTAGAGGATATGGTACTCTGCATTTTGTCAGACATGCAAATGGATGATGCTCAAACTGATGATGTAAAACGTACGCAGAACAGTCTCATGCAACAAATTGAGCAAGAATATGCTGCGGCAGGAATAAAAATATGTGGCAAACCTTACAAACCTCCTCATCTGTTGTTTTGGAACCTTCGTTCAACAAGCGGTTTTCCTACATTGTCAACGCAACAAAATGCTTCTATGATGTCAGGTTTCAGTGCTGCATTGTTAAATACATTCTGTGAGGAAGGATTGAACGCACTTCAAAGTGCAACTCCTTGGAGCACTTTGTTGAAAGAGTTAGAAAAAGAGAGGTATCAAATTCTAGATAAACACTTAAGAGAGTCTCTCTAATACCATCTAGAAATACAAAAATATAAAAAAATAATTTTAATAGAAAAATAGTAATAAATTAAACCTTATAAAAATAAATAATATAATTTAGTATGAAAGTATATTATTTAAAATTATTCAATCCAGCCCAAGGGTTGTGTAATATATTAAATTCATTATTCTCTACAATTATTCAATGTATAGAAAAAGGTATAAATTACATAATAATAGATAAATTTTTAAGACAAGTACATACATTAGGATGTGCTCCTATTAGTGTTATTTTTAATTTACCCAAATTCAATAACTTATTGCGTCCATATAATATTACTATTGTAGATGGATTAGCCATAAGTGCTGCAATACCAACAAAATTTATAAATCCTCCACCATGGGCGTACCTGACTAAACGCGAAGATATTTTTAATTTATTAGTAAATAATTTATGTTTTTCATCCAATTTTACAAATATTGCTGATAATTTCACTAAAAATATACCACCAGATACAAGAATTAACGTATTACATTTAAGATTAGAAAATGATGGTATCCAGCATTGGTCTAAAATGAATAAAATGTCACCTGATATTTTTTCCTCTAACTTGATAAATAAATACACAAATTTAATAGAAACCTATTTTGATAAAAATGATGTCATAATTATTCTTAGTTATGATTTAAACAATAAAGTAATTGAATATTTAAAATCTAATAATTATAATTTTATATTTAGAGAAAAAAATAAAAAAAAACAAGAAAGAGAAATAGATGCAATAATTGATTTGTTAATAGGAAGGAAATGTAATAATGTATTTATAGGTGCAGGTGGTTCAACATTTAGTCATATATTATCTAAAGGGCTAAAAAATAAGACTTCTATAATGCTACATCTTAATTCAATAAACAATCCAACAAAAATTATACAACATTAATAATTCTATGTAATTTGTTTTACTTTTGTAAACGTTTTACTTTTGTAAATGGTAAAATTTTTGCCGCTTTTAATGGAAGATAAACTCTGTCATTAATCGCAAATATGTTTTTATCTCTGTTTAATGGATGTTCGCCTATTTTTAAAAAGCATTTATGGTTAGGAAACCAATCTGTCATTTTTACTTCACAATTAAGTACCACTCCCATATAACTTTTCATTTGAGGTAAAGCGGCTTTTACTCTATTCAAAAATGTAGGAATAGCATTACGTTTTAATCCAAATAAGTATGATTGATAATGGTAACGAACCTGGGTAGAATCATTGTAGCCATATAAATCTACATTAAACTTATGCATCAAATTTAAATAGTGGTTTATAGGATTTTCTATTATAAATGAATCATTTGTTAGTATAATGTAATCATAATTATTATATTCTAATTGAGGTAGTATCCAATACCATTTTCCAAAATCTAACGACATTTCATTATCTTTTTCATAATATTTTACATTACTATGATTATTACAAATCTCATTAACTTGATTATTAAATGGCAGATTTTTTGAATTGACAACTACAGTATCAACACAGTTGAAAGAAAAATATTTTAAATTTTTCCTTAAAACTTCAAGTTTTAGTTTTGTAGATGTATGACATGCCATTATAACTAAATATTTCTTACCATTCATATCTGGATTATATGAATTATTATTTTTTTGGGTTATCTTGAATTTTATATATTTGTTAATTTCAGTCATTCTTATTTGTTCTTGTTGTTGAATTTTTTGTCTTGTCTTAATTGCTCTCTCATTTATAATTTTATCCATATATTATATATATATATAATTTAATATAAAATTGATTTTTTTTTATTTTTAAAATAGAAAATTATAATCAAATATGTTTCAGATAGCAGCAACTAGATTTAATAATCAAACTTACTTAGAAAATATTAATTATAGACAGAAACATAATGAGGTTGCTATATATGGTGCACCATTAAAAATACGTGATATTTATACAACAGGTACAACAATATTTGTAATAGAAATGAACAATGAGTTGAATAGAATTGAGGGTATAGGTCTAATTAAAAATAATTTAGTATGTGATAAAAAATATAGAATATATGCAAATAACGAATATAATAGATATATCTATCGCGGCGAATATTGGTTAACTCGTAAAGATATTTCAGAATATGATGGTGAAATAGTGGAAATATGTGATTTAATTTTATTTAAAGGTAAATCACATCTAAAAAGACGTACCGGAATAACAATTTTGACAGATAAACTATTTCAAAATTGGTCATTTGAACTTCGTACATTAAAATACAAAATTAAAAGTCTCTTTATTGATAAATTCAAAAATAAAAGTCATGAAATAGAACCAAACTTGGAGGAAACAATTGAAATAATTCCTAAAAAAAGAAAGAAATCAAATCAAAAAATAAATATAGAAAAATAAACATATATTCTATATATGACATCATTTGATACTAATGTTGATAATTATACAATACCTGAATTATTGGGAATATTAGATCTAGATGATCCTAGTACAGAGCAAATAATGAAAACAACAAATGATTATATTGAACGTTTTTCTCCTGAAAGAGAGAATCAACCGAATCTTGTTAATTTTTTTCAAAATATTCAAACCAAATTATTAAGATATATGCAGCAACTAGAAACAACTGGAGAAGATGTACAGTATAATCCGAATACTAAACAAACTGATATGTGGTATAAATATGAGGCACTACCTCAGAAAAACAAGGTTCAAAAAGATAAAGTAACTGATCGTATTCAAAAAATTGATGTTTATGATAATAATCATGTACCGATGAACCGAGAACAATTAGGTGTAAACAATCAGTTTACTGTTCCAGTAGCCCAAGATACACTTAATCCGAATTTGGAAAATATAATAAGTCGCTTTATTAATATAGACAGTCAATTTAGACAAGCATCAGGTGGAACAGAAGCAATATCTACCGATTATACACTAGATCTATCTGATCCACTAACAGACGTCTTAAATTTACGTTTATATTCTATTCAAATTCCTTACACATGGTATACTATAGATTATATATATGGTAACACGTGTTTTTGGGTTACAAATCCTCCGAACACATTTAAAATATTTGTTGAACCGGGAAATTACACCCCTAGCGAATTTTGTGTAGCGTTACAAAATGCATTTACAAATTCAATGTACTTTAATCCTCCTTACACTTCTGAGCCTCCTCCACCTTACGAGTATCCTTCATATCCACAGGGATTTACATATACTCCATCACCTGGTAACCCACCTAATATAGCCGTTTATAATTCAAATAATGGTAAAATAACGATATATTTAGATGGTTGGACTGATCCAGCAGGTAATTTAATAAACGGAGTAAGTACAACTAGTGAAGTAAATCCCGAAAAAGACCCATATTTTACATTTTTTGATTTTACAGGAGCAAAAACATGTTATGTTTCGGGTTCTTTTCCTTGTGGTAATTCAGCAAAAGGTCAAACATTTAATAATACACTTGGATGGATAATGGGTTTTAGAATACCGCTTCAACCAATATATACTGCAAGTTATGGTACAAGTCCTAATTACGTATATTCTGGTGGAAATACACCTATTTCAGTTTTGAATTTATTTGGGCCAAAATATTTTGTACTTGTTATTGACGATTTCAATCAAAATCGTATAAATAATGGGTTAATAACAATAACAGAATTATCAAAAAAATTACCATTACCTAGTTATTTTAATCCAAGTCAGCCTTATGTATGTACTCCAATAGGTATTACACCACCCGAATTATTGAATCTAAATGCTATTTCAACATATGCAAATAATAACGGTCAAACAGCAGCATCGCTAGGTGTAAATCCAGCAAATTTTTTTAATTCTCTTCAAGATAAAATAGATGTAAATGGAGGAGGTTATCCACAAGTATTACCATCTGCTCCCCGAACATTAACTCAAGCACAAATATACAGTATAAATGAAATAATAAAAAATAGAAGTAAGACAATTTCATATAGATCAAAGGCACCAACAAATTCAGATACATTTGCTCTTATTCCGATTAAATATAGTGGAATGTCCACGGGAGATTATTATGTTGATTTTAGTGGTTCATTACAAGATAACAAACGTATTTATTTTGGTCCGGTAGATATTGATCGTCTGCGTATTAGATTATATGATGATAAAGGAAATATAGTTGATTTACATGGTGGTGATTGGTGTATAACACTAATTAGTGAAAATTTATATCAGTACTAATATTATATGGATATATCGTTATTAAGAGATTATTTGGGATTATTTGCTCCTGTAATCTTACTTTTATCATCAATTGTACTTTTATTTAAAAAAAAAATATATTTAAATTCCTTTGTATTTGGTTTTATATTTAACAATATTTTGAATGTTCTTCTTAAATTATTAATTAAGGAACCAAGACCTGCAGATGACAGCAGATTAATAGAAATAGGAGTAGCACATGGCAAACGTATTGGTCCTCATAAATTCGGTATGCCTTCAGGTCATGCTCAAAATTGTGGATTTTGTTTAATATTTATAACACTAGTCTTAGATAATCCAAACGTTACTAGTATATACGTTATAATTACATTCATTTCTATGTATCAAAGATACTTATACAATAATCATACTATTTTACAATTAATTATAGGTTTGTTAGTTGGATTAGGATTCGGATATGTAACATATTTGAGTGCTAATATGTTAATACGTGGCAATATAAAAGGAAAAAAAGACGACAATGGTCCTTTTTAAATTTTAAATTAATTAAATAATTACAGGTCATACAAGTTATAAAGTCATACAAGTTATAA